CTACCCGTTAATCTACTTCATCATGTTTGGCGTTACTCAATGGCTCCAATACGTAATATATCAAATTATTATACCAATCGTAGGTGCTTACCGCGGTTGTGTATTCTTAATTGGGTCCATGTTGTCGACTAATGATGATGTTAGGTTTTCGTTAATGGAACGCTATAGTCGTGAACCAAAGAATAAGTATGGCTATCGTTGTGAATTCGTACATGGATTCCGTCGTTTAAAGTTGGGTTTGGCTGAAAACCATTCACACCCCCAAGCTGCCAGTCTGAGAAACTCTGCCCTTCGCTCCCTCGAGAAGTGGATAAACACCTTAGGTATGATTCCTTATCATATATCGATGAGTAATCGGGAGAAGGGAGTTGGCAGACATCGCTGGCACTGGGCTAAGGATATGTCCGTACCGCAAAGGAATGACCTCATTAAAGATGAACACTTTATAGTGGGCATAGATGTCGATTATTATATCGAGGACATTCAAGAACTTGCGGAGTTTGGAAACCCCATGTGCTTCTATTCGGCGATGCCGAAACAGATGGCTGGGGCAACAACTAACGGACGGTATTGTATTGATAAGAACGGACGATTCAAAATGATAGTTAATGGTGGCGCACAATATACCTCTGATTTGTGGAATTATGAAAGTGATACCATGGTGTTTGACTACCCTTGGGGTAGTTGGGCTTATTCCTTAGAAAAACGTGAGTTTGACGATATGCATTGCATAGTTTTGTTGACTCCGATTCGTAAGGTACAAATGCCCTTATTTGCCCAGCGATGGGTGAAAGGAACTAGGATGACTAGGAAACACTTTGTTAAAGGTAATTTCGCAATGCAACGGTATACAGTACAACAAGGCGACACCAATGAAATGTGGGTGAGTGTTGCTCCGCTCGGGTATTACGCTTCGGCTAATGTCCCTGAGGAATGTTTTGTTAGTATCCAGGAGAGATTTTTGGGAACAACAGCAGGCTTAAGTATTGCTGGAATAACAAATATAATGCAGGAGTTTAACCTTACCCGCCAGGAATGTGTTACGGGCGCCCCCATACTGGCGCGGTTCTTTAAAGAACAATCGGGATTGGAAGTTAATATTTCCGAGACTCGCATATGGAACGGCAAAATAGGGGATACTGCCCCGAACTACATCAATGCTGAAGGAGATCTAAGAGCTGATCATTTGCAAGATTTTAAGCGCGTTGGGCGCTATTTGCATGCTCCATTCACATCAGATCCCATTACTGTACCTGCAGAATGTCAGGCTAATGATGTTGCCTCTGTTCGCAATCGCATCGAGAAAATTCGACATGATACACGACCGGAGGGAGGATCCATAGCCAAATTTCTTAAGGAGTTTTGTGATTATGTGGTGGAGGGGAATGAAAGCAAGTTACATCCATGGAACATTGATCGGGTCGCGGCGGAACAACGGGCTCCTACGCAAGTGCAACGCAATAAGGAGACACTCCCCTGTTGGATATGGAATCGTTTGTGGGGTTGGCGGCAGGACAAGATCACTGTGCAAGCTTTTATGAAGAAAGAGGGAGCTAATGCCTGCAACGATCCTCGTAATATATCGACGGTACCAAACGAACATAATTTGGACTTCAGTCGGTATACATATGCCGTGAAGGAGAAGGTTCTAAAATACCTATCTTGGTATGCTCCGGCGAAAACACCGGAATTTATCGCAAATCGATTATTGGACTTCCGCCGTCGCTTCGGTCATATAACTGAAGCTGACGGGGAGCGGTTTGACGGACATATAACGTCCTATTTGATTGAGAACATCTGTCGTCCAATTTATTTGCGATTATTCGCGCCTGAGCACAAGGAGAACCTACGTCTAATAATGGACCGAGAGTCATATGCGAGGGGTAAGACCAAATGTGCCCCGAAAATCGACTATGAGTGTTGGGATACCACTTTGTCGGGCAGTCCACGAACAACTGACTGGAACACCCTTATAAGTGCTGCCTTAGATTTCGTCGCGCTCCGTTTAGATGGAGCCTCTAAGAAGACCGCGTGGGAAGCCTTATTAGGCTATGCGGGCGACGATGTAACATCTGTTGCGTCAGAAAAATCCTGGAAGAAAATTGAAACCATTTTTGGGATGGCCTATAAGGTCAAGGCCCATTACGATACACCTGTTGGTTTCTTAGGACGCAAATTCCCACTGCTCCACGCTGGCTCTAATGCTAGCATACAGGATCCGGAGAGGCAACTTAGCAAGTTGCATTTAACATTCTCTAATCCAACAACAGTCTCACCTATTATGGCGTTGCTTAATAAGGCGACTGGTTTGGTAGAACTGGATCCTATGAACCCCATTATTAATGCATGGGCCAAAGCTGTTTACCGTGTCTGCTCAAAGAAATTGGGTGCTGAGTTTAAGATTGGCAAGGTGAAGGGACTCGCCGTCGATCTTCCTTACTGGCTCACTGAATTGGGAGCCGGTTGGCCGCAGGTCGATAGTGAGGATGAGTACCTCGAATGGGTTACTCTAATCACTAATTACGACTCTGCAGAGCTCGGGTATTTAATTACACAGTTAAATAACGTGACAGACCTTGAAGATTTAGAACAGCTAAAGCCCATCAATGTCGTCCCAAAACCAGACAAACGTCCAGCACAATTTGTCGATGATCCTATGGTTCTACCGGTCGTTAAAGACGACCCTGAACGAGGATCAGTTGAGACTAGTGATGCCGGAAGCACTGGGGTTCACCTCGAAGAAGTGGAAACACTTCCCAGGGACAACAAAGGAACCGATCCTATTCGTCAAGAACTTACCGATGGGGTCGGGCCGCAAGGAGGAACTCCTAATAGCAAACCTGACGACTCAAAGTCTAGTAATGCTGATGGACCAAGTCGCCCTAAGCGATCTAAATATCGTAAAGCGACACGTGATAAGATCAAACGAACCAATACATTATCGCGTCCTCCACGACCTGGTAATACGCCAAAGGGGACTGGAAGTACGGGGAAACCACCCCGTACAGATTCTAAGACCGGATGTCTTCCTGGACCAAGTCACCAAACTTTGCCGAGAGGTGGGGATGGTGGCGGACCAACAGGAGGGCATCGTAAGCCCAAAAATGGCGATGCAAATAACATTTGCCGAGGACAGACAACCAACGTTCAAAGTGGAGCGCTTCCCAAAACTATCGGGAAGCAGCAGCGAATTGGACTGAAAGTAGGTGGAAGCCAGGGCAAGCAAATCACAAAACAAATCCCAGAGGCAGGCGCTGATGTGGTTAAAAATAAAAATATAAAAGAAATAAAACCCACTGAAACGCGGCCAGTATTGTTTATTAGTAGTGAGTTGTTTGCTACTGGCAGGAAGAAGCAGAAATGTGGTAATTAACGTTACCGACATCTG